ACCCAGAGGTATCACACGATTTCCGCCTTGCTACTGACACAGGTAACTGGTTAGTACCAAACCAATACGGTGCTTCACAAGACCGCGTATGGGCTGGAGAAATCGGTGTATACGGCGGAGCATACTTTGTAGAGACTCCACGTATGTACAAGGCTGCAGATGGTTCTGGTGGAACTGCTGCTAACAGCGTATACCGCACAATTATTTGCGGACAGCAAGCACTTGCTGAGGCTGTTGCTGAAGAGCCACACACAGTAATCGGACCAGTAGTAGACCGCTTAATGCGTCATCGCCCAATGGGTTGGTACGGCGTATTAGGATTTGCTCGCTACCGTGAAGAGGCTCTATACAGAATCGAATCAGGTTCTTCAATCGCTGCTTAGTTGATTGACGGTAAGACACTGTTTATACGGCGAATACGTTGCAGTGTCTTACAGTAAGTTCATTAAGGAGAACAATGGCATATTATCTATTTAAGACACCTAATGTAGAAGAGGGACCAGCAGGTGGTGCTAGGCTGTTTTACTTTTATAAATTAAATAGGGGTATAAGTATTGCTAAATCTGGTGCTACTTACTCACGGGTAAGATATGCAGTAGATGAAGATATAGCAAACTATGATGAATTTTATCGTGGTGGTTATACCCATACAGTTGATGATACAACTAAGGCAGCATTAATTGCTGGTGGTGTTGGAGTAACGGAAGCAAACTTTACAGCGATATGAGTTTACATCAAGAAAGAACACATCCAGAATTTGTAGAAGGATGTTTTGGTTGCAAGATTGGTACTCTAGAACTAGCACCTGGAGATGCCAGAAAACCAATTGCCCAAAAGAAATGGGACGGAGAATTGGCTGCTTATCGGGCTGCTAGGGCCGAAGGTATCCAACCAGGAGGGACAACTTGGCGGCAAATAAATGCAGCACGGGAAGCCTCTGAGAAGTTAAATAAACCATATGATGCAAACACTATGCCAGCGGCTCAGAAGATAGACCAACGGGTAGCAAACACAATGCGAGAGGTAGGAATGTAATGCCAAAAGTAGGAAAGAAAAAGTTCCCATACACAGCCAAGGGAAAGGCTGCAGCCAAGGCTTATGCTAAGGGTGAGAAGATGGAATCCAAGTCTGAAAAGATGATGGAAATGCGTAAAGGCATGAAGAAAATGGCAAAGAAGAAAAAGAAGTAACATGGCTCTTAAAGATGTTCCTAAGAAAAAGGTTAGAAACTTAGACCCTAAATTTAGTGTACCTTTAAAAAGTAAAAAAAGAGTACCTAAAATAATTAAAGGTAAAGATGCTATTAAAGCATTTGAAAAAGAAATATCTCCTAGAGGTATGGCTAAGACTAAAGCAGAACAAACTGCAGCACTTGATAAGTTAATGAAAAAGCGCTATGGAAAGAAGAAGTAATGAAAGCCAAAAAGGGAATGGGATTCAAAGCAGCCCAAAAGAAAATCTCTGCCAAGCAGGGAGTTTCTATGGAACGTGCTGGAGCCATCTTGGCTGCGGGTGCGAGGAAAGCAAGTAAGGCTGCAATTAAGAAGAACCCTAACCTATTAAAGGTTAAGGGTATGAGAAAAGCAGGACGAGGAAAGTAATGTCATCGGGTCAACGTAAGCGTCACGACGGTTGGAATAAATCAATTATACGGGATGGTGTAATTGTTATTCTTCGTAAAGACGGGCGTGAGAAAATGCGCCTTGACCCAAAGACAAAAGAACAAATTAAGGGGAGCAAATGAAAGACTCAAGATTAAAAAGAGCGGGAGTATCTGGCTTCAATAAGCCAAAGCGTACCCCTAATCATCCAACTAAATCACACGTAGTAGTGGCTAAGGTTGGTAGCCAAGTTAAAACAATTAGATTTGGACAGCAAGGTGTAACTGGGGACAGACAACCTACTGCTAGACAGAAATCATTTAAAGCACGTCACGCTAAGAATATTGCTAAGGGCAAAATGTCTGCAGCGTACTGGGCAGATAAGGTGAAATGGTGAAAAAGAAAGTAGCATTTTGGGATAAGAAGAACCCTAAGAAAACTTCTAAGAAATTAACACCAGCACAAAAGTCTGCCGCTAAGGCTAGGGCTAAGGCTGCTGGTAGACCATATCCAAACTTAATAGATAACGCAGCAGTATCTCGTAAAAAGAAATAGGGGCACAGGGGACTATGAGTAAAAAAGATTCTATAGCACTTGTATGGTGCGATAATGGAATGGTAGATGGCAAGTTTATGCAAGGCGTAGCAGATGTAATGCTAAAGTCTGGCGTAGAATTTGCTACAACATTACGTAGCCAAGGTAATCAAATTGGCAGGCAGCGACAAACAGTTTTTGATTACTGGTATGACAAGACTGATTACGAATGGTTATTCTGGGTAGACTCAGATGTAGTAGTTAGTCCAGAAAAGTTTAAACTATTATGGGACAACAGGGACGCAGAAAAGCGTCCAATGATTACTGGAGTATATTTTACTACAGATAATCCTGAGGAACCATTGATGGTTCCAATGCCTACATTGTTTAGTTTTGTTGCTAATGAAGATGGTGGCTTTGGATTAGCCAGAGTACATCCTATGCCTCAGAATCAACTAATTAAAATTGATGCAGCAGGTATGGGATTTATCCTAATGCATAGAAGCATAGTACCTAAAGTCCGTGAAGTAGCAATTGACAAAGTCGTCTTTATGGAAATGGGTAGAGGTAAGAAATTTATAGGCGAAGATATATTCTTTTTTGCCTTATGCGATAAGGCTGAGGTTCCACTATATGCCCATACTGGGGCAACTGCTCCGCATATGAAGCGGTTCTCTTTTGATGAGCATTACTATCAAGCATTTTTTGGTAAACCAAAAGAAGAACCTAAGTCAAAACTTATTACACCCGACAAGAAAATCATTACACCTAGATAATAAAGGAAGATATGACAACTACCCTATCGAACATAATGGATGAAATCCAGATTAACTTGGCTGGATATACATACCAACAAGATAGAGCAACTCACTTAACCAGTGCAGTTAGCACTCTAACATCACCATCATCTTCACCTACTATTTTATCTTTAGGTTCTACTGAGAATTTAGGTAAAGGTGTAGTTGAGATTGATGAAGAGTTAATGTGGGTAGATTCATTTGACCGTGTGGCTAATACAGCCACTGTAGCCCCATATGGCCGTGGCTATCTAGGCACTACTGCTGCTACACACACAGCAGATACTAAGGTTACTATCTCCCCTACCTTCCCACGCCACGTAATTAAGCGTGCAGTTAATGACACCATTAAAGCAATGGGCGCTACTATATTTGCAGTAAACAATACTTCATTTACTTACAATGCAGCAATTACTACATATGCATTTGCTAACCTAAATATAGATAATATTTTAACAATTATGTGGCAAGAGATTGGTCCATCTAAAGAATGGATACCAGTTCGTAGATGGTCATTTGATTCTTTTGCTGAGCCTACAGCCTTTGGCTATACATCCTCAGATGATGTTCAGACAGTAACTATTGGAGATTACATTACTCCAGGTAGAACTGTAAAGATTGTATACGCAACTGAGCCTGTAGCATTTACAACTAATGCCCAAGATTTTGCAACACAAACAGGGCTACCAGAATCCTGCAAGGATGTGGTAGTACTTGGTGCTTCATACCGTTTGCTTACCTACCTTGACCCAGCACGTGCGGCTCAAGTTAGTCCACAGGCAGATGAAACAGATAGCAAGAGGCCGTATGGTTCTTCTCAGAATGCATCCCGCCAATTGCTAGCACTTTATACACAACGCCTCTCTGAGGAAACATCAAGACAACAAGCAACATATCCAATCCGCATCCACTACAGCCGATAGGTAGATAAATGACAACACGTAAATACTCCTCACGCTCACAGCAGACAACTCTGGCTTCGGCGTTAACTTCATCTGGTACTTCAGCAAGCGTAGTATCAGGAACTTCTTTACTAGGTGGTGCCACAATATCTGCTGGCGAAACCTTTACGGTGGTGATAGACCCAGATACAGCGCTTGAAGAAATTGTAGATGTAACGGCGGTATCAACTAACACCCTAACTATTGTTCGTGGTCGTGATGGTTCATCTGGTGTAGCCCACTCTGCTGGTGCAGTAGTACGCCATATGGCAATTGGTAGAGATTATCGTGAAGCCAATACTCACATTGAAGCATCTTCTGGAGTACACGGTTTAACTGGTTCCGTAGTGGGAACTTCAGATAGCCAGACTCTAACTAGTAAGACAATTGATGCTGCAAGCAACACTATCAGCAATATTGCTAATGCTAACATTTCAAGTTCTGCAGCAATTGCAGATAGCAAACTTGCTACAATTTCAACTGCAGGTAAGGTAGCCAACTCTGCTACAACTGCTACATCTAGCAACACTAACTCTGCAATAGTAGCCCGTGATTCTTCTGGTAACTTCTCTGCAGGAACTATTACTGCTACCCTAAGTGGTAACGTAACTGGTGCAGTAACTGGTAATGCTTCTACTGCTACCACATTACAAACTGCTAGAGATTTCCAAATTACTGGAGATATAGAGGCAGCAGCCGTATCTTTCAATGGCTCAAGTTCAGTTAGCCTAGTATCATCTATTGCTACTGGTGCTATCGTAAACGCAGACATCAATGCCTCTGCTGCTATTGATAAGACTAAGATTTCAGGAACTGCTATTACTGCTGGTGATACTGGCACAGTAACTAGCACAATGATTGCTAACGATACAATCGTCAATGCTGATATTAACTCATCTGCTCAAATTGCATATAGCAAATTAAATTTAACCAATACCATAGTCAATGCAGATATTAATGCTTCTGCTGCTATTGCACTATCTAAGTTAGCCACAGACCCATTAGCCCGTGCTAACCATACAGGTACACAGACTGCCTCAACTATTTCAGATTTTGATACTCAGGTACGTACTAATCGTCTTGACCAGATGGCTGCACCTACTGGTTCAGTATCTCTTAATAGCCAAAAGATTACTAACCTTGCTACACCTACATCTAACACTGATGCTTCAACTAAGGCTTATGTAGATACATCTATCTCTAACCTTATTGATGGTGCTCCTAGCACATTAGATACTCTTAATGAAATTGCTGCAGCACTTGCTGATACAGCCAACTTCTCAGATACAGTAGTTCTTAAGTCAGGTTCTACAATGACTGGTGCTTTAGCAATGGGTACCAATAAGATTACAGGTCTTGGAGACCCAACTAACGCACAAGATGCTGCTACAAAAAATTATATAGATACTGCAGTACTTGCACCAAGTAACTTAACTGGTCCTATTACATCTGTTGGAAATGTAACCTCTGTTGCTTCCCAGACTGGTACTGGTTCTAAGTTCGTAATGGATAACACTCCAACACTTATTACCCCAGTGCTTGGTGTAGCAACTGCTACATCTATCAATGGAACTACAATTCCATCAAGCAAGACTTTAGTTGCTACAGATTCAACTCAGTATGTAGTACCTAGCCAAACTGGTAACTCTGGTAAGTACCTAACCACAGATGGAACTACTTCATCTTGGGGTGCTGTAGAAGCACTACCAAGTCAGACAAGCAACTCAGGTAAGTTTTTAACTACTGATGGAACCACTGCTTCTTGGGCAGTTGTTGCTGGTTCTCTAGCACAACCATCAGAACCATCAACTCCTAGCGATGGACAAATCTGGGTAGATACAGATGGTAGCGTAGTTGGTCAAGCATTGACACGATGGTCAAAGGCTCCTACTGGTGGTACAACAAGCCTAACTGGAAATGATGATAACTCTCTAGCATTATCTTATACAGTAGGGTACGAGCAGGTATACCGCAATGGTGTGCTTCTATCTCGTGGTAATGACTACACAGCAACTAATGGTACATCTATTACATTAACTGATGCTACTATCACAGGCGATATTATTGAGGTGTTTGCTAGCGCAGTACTTGCTATAGCAGATGTCTACACACAGGCTCAAGTAAACAATCTAATAAATGACAGCACCATTATGAACTTAATGGGCGCATACTAAGAAAGGTAGTAACTAATGGCTACAACTTCTAAGGTGCTCTTTCGTGGAGCAGCAGCAACATCAAGCACAACTCTATATACAACCCCTTCAGCAACTACAACTATTGTAACTAATATACTTGTTACTAATACTGTAACTGGAGATGCAACATTTACTATATTACTAGATGATGTATCTGCTGCTACAACAGTTACTGTTGGTGGATTTGATACTACAGTAATAGATTTAAAACAAGTATTAGGTGCATCTAAAACTATTAAGGGTTTAGCATCTGCAACAACTGTTAACTTTCATATTAGCGGAGTGGAGATTGCGTAATGACTCCAGTAAGAAGTCTCAAGACAGGTTTATTTAAAGGTACACTATTAGTTGGAAATACTAAATATGACCCATCTTTTGCAGTTAGTTATCTTGTTGTAGCAGGTGGTGGTGGAGGTGGCGCTGCTAACTCAAATGGTGGCGGTGGCGGTGGTGCTGGTGGATATAGAACTAGTGAAGATTCTAGTACATTAAGTCGTCTTCCAGGAACTAATTACACAGTTACTATTGGCGCTGGCGGTGGCTCTAATTCAAATGGCTCTGACTCAGTATTTTCAACCATTACATCAACAGGTGGTGGTTGGGGTGGAACAAGAAATGGCCAAGCAGGTGGCTCTGGCGGTTCTGGTGGTGGCGGAGCGGCAGATAATTTTACTAGTGCTGGTGCAGGCAATACTCCTTCAACATCTCCTTCACAAGGTAATAATGGTGGCGCTGGTAGTTCTGGTAATAATGGTACTGGTGGCGGAGGTGGTGCTGGTGCTGTAGGCCAAACTGCCCCTAGTACTGCTGCCCCTGGTAATGGTGGAAACGGTAGAACATTTGCTATAACTGCAAGCACATACGCAGGCGGTGGCGGTGGTGGTGAGCGAAATGGTGGTTATACTCCTATTGGTGGTACAGGAGGCGGTGGACAAGGTGGTTCTGGTTCTGGAAGAACGGCTACCGCTGGAGATGTAAATACTGGCGGTGGTGGAGGTGGTGCTGGTGGTTCAGGCACTGCTGCTGGCGCAAGTGGTGGTTCTGGAGTTGTTATTTTAAGATACCCAGATACTAAAACTATAACTATTGGTGCTGGTTTAACAGGTACAGAAGGTTCACCTGCTGGAGGATTTAAGATTGCCACAATTACTGCTGGCACTGGAAATGTGAGTTGGGCATAATGGCACATTACGCGTTCTTAGATGAAAACAACGTAGTAACTGAAGTTATTACAGGTATTGACGAGACTGAAACTATTGAAGGATTAGATACTGAAACTTGGTATGGTAACTTTAGAGGTCAAGTATGTAAGAGAACATCTTATAATAACAATATCCGCAAAAATTATGCAAGTATTGGTTTTACTTACGATGCTGCACGGGATGCTTTTATCCCACCTAAGCCTTTTAACTCTTGGATATTAGATGAGGCTACTTGCCAATGGCAAGCACCTGCACCTATGCCTGTAGTTGAGGATAAATCTTACTACTGGTCAGAAGATGACCTATCTTGGAGGGAATCAGTAAATGGCAACGATTAGTAATACACCTAGACCAGGGTATGTATGGGACTCAACAGACAATGTTTGGTATCCTATAGGTACTGGTCCTCATACACACGCTGACTACATTACATCTGGCTCTGCAATTAATCCTAATATTGTAGATGCTAAGGGTGACATCATTGCAGCCACTGCTGCTGATACAGTTGCCAGACTTGCTGTTGGTGCCAATGACACAGTACTTACTGCAGATAGTTCAACTGCTACTGGTTTGAAGTGGGCAACACCATCTGCTGGTGGAATGACTTTAATTTCCGAAACAACTGCCAGTGCATTATCATCTTTATCACTGTCATCAATTCCAGGAACATATAAAGATTTATATTTAGAATGGTCAGGAATTGAACATTCAAATAATAGTACACAATTTCATCTTAGATTTAATAATGATAGTGGCACAAATTATCAAGCACAAATTTGGATGTGGAGCGATGGTAGTCCACAATGGCAAAAAGATAATTATCAAGGAAATAATGCTTCCTATTGGGCTGCTTTTGGAAATGGTGTTAATTTAAGTTCTACAGATTATAGAACACACGCAACAGGTAGATTAAGAATTAGCAATTATGCTTCAACTACAAAGAAAAAAACCTACGAATTAAGTAATGGCTATTATGATAATGGTAATGGTAGATATAATGGTCAAATGTGGTTTCCAATGTTTTACAATAGCACATCAGCAATTTCGTCTTTAGATATTGTTAGGACTGCTGGTACTGGAACATTTTCAAATGTAGCAAATACTTCTATCAGATTGTATGGTATATCATAATGAGTAAACTAATTGTAAATTGTGAAACAGGAGAGACTGTTGAGCGTGAACTAAATGCTGAAGAGTTAGCACAACAGGCTACTGAAGAGGCTGCAGTACAAGCAGCAGAGGCTGCCCGTCAAGCCGAAGTAGCAACTAAAGCAGCACAACGCCAAGCAGTACTAAACCGTCTTGGTATCACAGAAGAAGAAGCAAGAATCCTACTAGGAGGTAACTAATGCCAATAACTAAAGCATCAGGCAATTCGGTAACGGCTGCAGCCAAGGGTGACCTTGTTGTAGGTAATGCCACTAATGACTCAGGCGTTCTATCTGTAGGTGCTAACGATACTGTTCTCACTGCTGATAGTAGTACTGCTACTGGACTTAAATGGGGAACGGTTGCCGCTGGTGCAAACTGGTCAGTTATTAATTCAGGTGGTACAACTTTAAGCGGTACTTCTACAACAGTAAGTGGAATAACTTCTGCTGATAAAATTTTAGTTCTCGTTGATGCGGCATTGTTAAATAACAATACAGGTGCGGTAATTGGACTAAGATTAAATTCTGATACTGGAAATAATTATGCCTTTATGGGTGCTAGGAATTATCCAAATAGTACATCATTTCAAGCACAAATGTTCGGTGCTGATGGTAGTATGGCTGCAGATAGTATTCCATTAGCAAATAATCCAGATATTGCTAATAGGGAAGTATATGCTTATGCTTTATTTTCAGGATGTAATTCTTCTGGATTAAAAGCATTTAATTCAGCAGGTGGATGTGCAGTGGGTTATTCAAGTCAAGCCTATCAACAACAAAGAATTCACGGTGGTTGGTATTCTGGTTCAAGTACAATATCCTCAATAACTATATTTGCTGGTTCAGGTTCATTTACTGGTGGCAAAGTTTATGTTTATAAAAGCGCATAAGGAGTAATAATGAAAATAACAGAAAAAGAATTTAATGCATTAACAGGTGAAACTACTGTAACTGAAAGAGATGAAACTCCTCAAGAACAAGCGCAAAGAGAAGCAGCCGAAGCCGAGTTTGCTGCCCGTAAAGCCGAAGCAGATGCCAATGCTACTGCTAAAGCAGCACTACTAGCACAACTAGGTATTACAGAAGAGCAAGCAAAACTTTTACTTTCTTAATTAAGGAGCACTGTGGCTGGTCGTGATATAACCGAAGGTCGTGCCAATCAAGCAATTGCTGTTGATGTTGGTATCGTATCTACATCTCAATACTGGCAGAATACATCTGACTCATATGATGTAGCAGTTGGTGGACAACCATTCTTCTATGCCATAAATGACCAACGTCCATACATTAGACAGACTGCACCTTACAAGAAGGACCAGTTTGATAATGGAGCAGAGCCAGGTGAGCAATCACTTACAGGCTGGTGGATAAGAAGTCAATCATCATTTCACGGTGGTGAAGGTATTAAGTTCTATGACCCATCTGCTGGTGAAGTAGTTGCCCATAGATTTACAGATAGTAAAGGTGTTAATGTCTGGACTAAGGGTGAAGTAACATTACTTAAAGATGTTGCTACTGGCCACGTAACTACATACCCAGTTGAATCTAATGGTCGTGCATTTCAACAATTACGCTCTATTAAATGGGGTAGCAATAACGGTGTACTACTACACGATGGATATGATGTAGATAAGATTGATACTGCTGGCGTAGAAACTCACTTCATTGACTTTAATGCTGGTTCAGATGACAAGGTATATGCAATCTGTGATGATGGTACTGAAGCCTATTGGGTAACTAATGACTCTGGCCCATCTGGAAAACTAGAAGTAAATAAAAAGCCTTTAACTGGAGATGCATCTACCTCTAAAACAGTATTGTTTACTGCTGCTGGTATTACAGTAACTAATGCTGCTATGGAATACGTTAAAGACCGTATTGTTATGGCTGCTAATAATAAGATATATGAGTTTTCTACCTCAGCATCATCATTACCTACTGCTATATATACACACTCAGATTCAGATATTATTTTTACTTCTATTACAGCATCAGGTCCCGCTATTTATATTGCTGGCTTTAGTGGTATCCAATCATTTATATTTAAGTTTACTCTTAATACATCTGGTTCTATGCCTAGTCTTACCTCAGCCATTACTGCTGCGGAGATGCCAGTTGGTGAAGTAATACATAAGATTTATTACTATCTAGGTTATATGATGATAGGAACCAATAAGGGAATTCGTGCAGCAACTGTATCTGACCAAGATGGTTCTATAAATTATGGCCCACTAATTGTAGAAACTACTCAACCTTGCTATGACTTTGCAGCCAGAGATAGATTCGTATGGTGTGCAACTAGCGTAGATGGTGAGCCAGGAGTTATCCGCATTGACCTTGGTAATGAGATAGAAACTTTACGTTTTGCTTACGCAAATGATTTATATTATTCAGGTGTGTCAGGGGTAGACACTACATCCTGTGCATTTTTAGGAGAGACAAATAGACTTGCATTCTGTACAGAAGCAGTCGACCAAAAGTCTGTAACTAACAAAGAACGCACTGGCACCACTGCAACTATTACATCTAATGCACACGGCTATGTGGCTGGAGATAAGATATATGTTATTGGTGTAGATACAGCACTAGATGGTGACTTTACTATTACCTCGGTAACTACAAATACAATTACCTATACTACTGCTACATCTGGAACTATTGCATCTACTGCAGTAACTACTGGATTTGTTGGCAAGCCTGGTTATTCATATTTAGAAGCAGCATCTACATTGATGTCTACTGGTTATATAACTACAGGATACATTAGATACGGAACCCTTGAGCCTAAAAACTTTAAGCGTTTACTTGCTCGTGGTGACTTTAATAAAGGTTCATTAGTACTTGAAACTGTAGATAAAGATGGTGTTGAGTATGACCATATTACCTACGAAGCAGGAGTAACTGCAGTTGAAGTTGGTACTAACAATCCTGATACAGCACAAGAGTATGTAGCCTATAAGTTTGTTCTTAACCGTGATGCTACAACTACTAGCCAAGGACCTACATTTAAGGGCTATCAAGCAAAGGCTACTATTGCTACACCACGTCAAAGAGTTATGAAGTTTCCTGTTTATTGCTTTGATATAGAAACAGATAGATACAATGTTGTATCTGGATATGAAGGTAAGGCACTAGCACGACTACAACTACTAGAAGGAGTTGAAGAGAATGGCGACGTTGTTACCTGGCAAGACCTTACTACTGGCGAAAGTCGTCAGGTAGTTGTTGAAGAAATCTCATTTACCCGTATGACCCCACCTGATAAAAGGTTTGATGGGTTTGGCGGAGTAATTGAGATAACTATTAGAACGGTATAATACTTATGACACCTAATGACTGGGCTGCATTGGCAGTTGCCATAACCACTTTACTGGGAGCACTAGCGGTTGGAGTTAGACACTTAGTTAAACACTACTTGTCAGAACTTCGCCCTAATTCTGGCTCAAGTTTAAAAGACCAGGTCAATAGGTTAGAGGAAAAACTTAATAGATTATACGAACTTTTAATACAGAAGTAGAAAGTAGTGGGGATGAAAGCAAATAACTTTCCTAAATGGTTCTATGATAATGGAACAGTGGATGACTTTGAAGCAGGACTAGCAGAGTTTAAGGGTAAAAAGAATCTTAAGTTCTTACAGATAGGTGTCTTTACTGGCAACGCATCTGCTTGGTTACTAAAGAATATTCTTACAGACCCAACATCATTACTTGTAGATATAGACCCTTGGTGTGGCAACCTGCCCCACGAATCAGTCTATGACTGGGATGATATACAGGAAGCATACAAGGAACAGATAAAGCCACATATTAAAAAAGTAGAATCATATAAAGCATTTAGTGGTGACTGGTTAAAAGAACATAGAGAAGTTAAGTTTGATTTTATTTATATTGATGGTGACCATCTACCAGAATCAGTTACTTTAGATGCAGATTTATCTTGGGACTTACTTAAGTCTGGTGGCATTATGGCATTTGATGACTATGAGTGGAACCATCCAGATGGATTTGATAAGAACCCTAAGCCAGCAATAGATGCTTGGCTAGCAAAACATAAGAATGAAATAGAAATAATACGTAAAGGATGGCAAGTATGGATAAGGAAAAAGTAAATGACAACTGTTGCCAAGAGAGCCACACCTGCTGCGATTGCTGTACTGCGCCAAGCGACGGCATTAAGACCGAAACGCAAGAAGGCCAGCGATGGTCTGCTTCCATCTGCTGCTCATCTAAAACAGAGTCCTAACTCAGACCATAACACTGGGTATGCAGCCGACTTAACTCACGACCCTAATGGTGGTATAGATTGTTTTGAAATCTATGACAAGTTACAGTCAGATTCAAGAGTTAAGTATCTAATATTTCAAGGTAAGATTTGGTCAGCCAAAAATGGTGAAGCCAGATATACTGGAGTAAATCAACATAATAAACACCTACATATTTCCATCAAAGATAACTGTGGTAACGATACGTCACCTTGGTTTCCTTGGCTGGGAAAAGCAACAACAATAAACAAAGTGGTAGCGGCAACAAGGCCATTACCGAAGAAGGAGAACAAATGAAAGATTTAATTGCTAAGTTAAAGAGCAAGAAGACTAAGGCTGCAGTCAAGTCTTACCTTCGTGCTGTACTAGCATCAGCAGTAACAATGGGACTAGCACTGGCTGCTGACCTATCACCAGAGTATGCAATCCTAATCGGTTCTGTAACCGCACCATTGGCTAAATGGGCAGATAAGACCGAAAAGGAATACGGTCTAGGCTCTAAATAAGTACCCCTAATTAGCCTTTAAAGGCTGTTTATAGACACGAATAACCCCCGCCCTAGTAGAGATACTAGAAAGCGGGGGCTTTTCTTGTTTTCTAAGCAGTTCCCCTGCTACTTAGATAACTCTTGTGCCACTTGGAGGATTTTATCTGGTCGTATCAGATATCCCTTTGAAGGGTTAGGTTCTATATTACAGGTAATTGGATGGCCCCAAAGGGTAACTGCCCTTCTAAGCGTGTCGGTTAATACTATAAACACATTACCTTCTAAAACAAATGCCCAGTAGTTAGCCTTAGTTGAAGATAAACCAGATGGATACCACTCGTTATTATTATGTGACCAGCATACTGTTTCTATGTATAGGTTACCAGTATCTTTCCACTTAAGGTCTGTCTTAACCTCAATGGTTTTACCATTAGTTAGTAGTTCATTAACCAGTGACTCACCTTCATGGCCAACTGATAAATCTAAATCGAAATCAGATAGTTTGCTCATAAGTTATGTCATCAAATACAGAGGCTGGAACAACTGTCTTACCAACTATTCCACGTTTACTTCTGTATGTATCCCTTTCATCTTTAGTAGTTCCTGCCCACAATCCGTGGACTAGGTGTTCGATTGCATAGTCAAAACATTCGACTCGTACTGGGCAAGTGTTGCACATTCTTTTTATAAAATCAAGGTGGCTATAGTTTCCTTTTTCTTCTGTAAAGAATAGTTCTACATCAAGACCTGAACATGCTGGTGTGCTACTAAATTTCATCATCCCCCCGTTGAATAGAATCCAGTTCCCTTAAAATGTACTGGTGTGGAGGACCATATACGAACCATTAGATTTCCGCAAGAGGTACAATCTGGTGGATTAGTGTCAGTTTTTTCTACTGTTAGTTTGCAGGTCTTGCATTCAAAATCATAATAAGGCATTTATTTATCCTTACAATCTGCATAATGAAATGCAACTATATCTATTACTGCTTGGTCTATATCTAGATTAGAAGTACATATAACTTCAGAACAATTAGGACATTTAGCCTCTGAGTTTATTTTAGAATCCATTAATCACAATCCATTCCGTGGTCATCTATTGGGGTAGGCAGGGTAACTAGTGAACCACAATTAACACACTCACCATCTAAGAAGTAAAAGGCTATCTCACCATTTTCAAAGGCTACTATAGCAGTAAATAATTCTGAACCACATAGACAGAAGTCACCTATTGAATTACCACGTAGGTCCATTGCTTTGCTGTAATCTTTTTTAAATAAATCTTTTATCTCTTTAGGATTCTGTTCTGTCATCATCATCCTCTATATTATTTTCTACTATATCTACATCTGTATAGGTACGCCATCCACCTAGTATTTTGATTAAAGAATTAATTGCACGTTCAACTCGTTTACGTGCACCATCAGCAGATGTATTTAATTCCTTAGCCATGGTTGTCCACTCGTAGTTATCTGCAGTGAAACGTATTCTTAAAATATTTTGTTTGGCCTCTGCCAATTGATTGAATGCTTTTTCTATATCTGACCGTAGGACTAGCCAGTTGTTACCATCTGAAACTTCACCCTTACCAAATTTAAAGTTAAGGTCTTTGATTTTATTAGGCAATTCATAACTACCTGCAATAATAGATGGCAGAAACGCCTCGACAACTGAGGCGTCATAATAGTAAAGGTCTGCTAATTCATAGCCAGACTTAGCAGACTTTTCTTTTTCACAATAAGTTATTGCTGCATTGCGTAATGATTTAGCAATTAATTTTTCTTTATCTTTATCTGGTAACTTAGACCATTCTTTATATTTAACTGGATGAGTAACAAACCACATCCATAATGTCTGTCTAATATCCTCAGCATCAAGCATGGGATATCTTTTAAAATACTCGGAGGCAAGGGAGGATACAAGCAAGTCATACTCTTGTACCCACGCCTCACTCACTGGTTAGTCCGCACCTTCCCATTGTCCTCTTTGTACTAATAGTCCTATTATAGCATAGTTTGCCAGGTCTATTAGGGTATCCTCTATTGACTCAAAGTTGGGCGTGTTGCCTTTATCTACTAGGTTATTTAGTCTGGCTAACTTGTCGTGCATCCTGACCCGTAGCCCATTCATAGCCCCGCCTGGGGCGTGGGATATATTTAATGGGCCGTAATCTTCTTGTTTTTTAAGTAGAATTTTTTTTAGTTCTTTTATAATTACATCTACATCACTTGGATTCTTCATCTAATATCTCCCTAATACTAGTATCAAATTGTTCCATTGCTGCTGTTACTTGTATTTCATCTGTGAATTTTTTACCTTCTCCTATACTGCTAGCGTATATAGTTATACCTAGTAAGGTAAGCATACGCATAGCACTGTCTGGAGATTCTTCTATAGTTGTATAGATATCTCGTAGTGCACTAAGTATATCTAAACCTTGGCCATCTGATATGGCCAGGCCAACCATACGTTTATTTTGTCCTACAAAATCCCAGAAGTCTTCGTCATTTTCCCAAGCATTTTCTAATTCGCTCATCTATCCACTCCTTTCCTTCTTGAATAATGATGCTGTTTACATCATGTCCTTCTGGCATTTGCAGAAGATTAACATTAGTTAATTCCCTACTTAGTTTTTTACCAAATTCTAGTCCTGGATTATCACCATCTGCTAATACAATTACTGTTTCAAAATCATCTAGTATTTTACCGTAGTATGGTTTCCAATTATTTACTCCTGGTATACCAATAGATGGATGATTAGTTTTGGCTGATAAGACTATTGTATCTAACTCACCTTCGGTTACGCATATATAACTATCTGCTGTTAAGACTGCTTGTGCATTAAACATTGTAGTCTTAGCCCCAGGTACACCCATATACTTTGGTTCATCTGGATTGTCATTGATACTTCTAAATCTAATATCAACAACACCTGATGGTGTTATGTATGGAATTGCTAGTCTACCTTTATATGATTCGTGTCCTGGTAGTGGGTCTTTAACTATCCCTAAATGAAATCTTTTCCCCTCTTCTACCGAGAGATGACGGGTTGAAAGATACTCCTCTGCGAGATGAAGATGCTTTGCGTATTCTTCCGCTGCTTGGTAAAGAAATGTCCTCTGCGAATTTGAGAGCCTCACTATAACTACCTCCTTGTTTGTATATAATTAAATCGTACACATCGCCTTTTACTTCACAACCAAAACATTTAAATCTGTTCTCTTCAAAATTAATTGCTGCAGATGCGTGACTATCATCGTGGAATGGACAACGCATCTTGCGCCAGCCATGCCCTTCGTTAGGCAGGCGGGCGCCTATATGTTCTAGGTAGGCAGCAACACTGTGCTTATCCATAACAATAATCCAATCAGTTCTTGTTGAAACATTGTGAGTAAAACTATTAATTCATTTAACAAGTTTTAACATTCCTTCTTTGTTGGTATGTTTTCTTACTATTACTAGTGCTAAATCAAAACAAAAGGCTGCTGTAAAATGTGTTTGCTCTGATAGTTTATCATCTTGTCCTTCATACATCAATCCTAAATTATTATGATACTTAACTTTTTCTTCTAGTTCATCTATAATATTTTTAATTTCTTCGTTCATCTAGTATCTCCTTTATTAGTTCTATCCATATCTTTGCTGGCATAGTTGCATACCATTCGCCGACATCTCCTTTGCCTATCCGTTTGTGTATTACTGCACCTGTCCAGGCTTTATCATTTTTAATTTCTACTTCTAGTTCTTTTACCCAGGCAGATAAATCTAAACGATAATGATTCTTTACTTCTATAACTACACCGTTAACTCCTGCTATATCGCCCTTGTCTAACTGTGAGCCTGCGATTCTACGCTCTGCATAAGGAAACCATTTCTTTAACCATTTAACTACATCTGCTTCTGCCTTGGAACCTTTTGCTTTGCGTGGATTACTCATCCCAACTCCTGTTGTTGTGGCATATAACGAATCATAACATCATCTAGATGCATAGACTCTGGATTAAATGAAAGAGTTACATAGTTGTTTCCTGTTTGGTCAGCCCTACCATAACGGTTTTTAACTGGGGCTACACACAAGAAGTTGTCATCTCCTTGTTTCATCTGCCCAATAGTTAAGACCATTGCTGGTATCTGGTTAACTAAACCTTGAATAGATGACCGTGATTGACAAGGGTAGCCATCAAATCCTTCTTTAGTATGATGCAATACAAGCACTGCTGCGTTTGTATCTCTGGCTAGATACTTGAGTTCTTTCATTGCTGCTCGCATACCTTGGAACTCTTCGTGTCCATCCATTGCTATATCCATTAGGTTATCTACAACTATAAGTGTAGGACTTCTACCCCATACTGTTTCAAATGCAGATACTTCTTCATCTAAATCTTTTAATGTAGGTGTAGATTCAAATGACCAGAACAAATGATTGTTTAATAATAGTATCTCGTTTGCTTTGTCTGGGTCTTTCTTTAGTAAGTTCTCTGCCATTGCTTGGCTCATATTACCTGCCATTGCAATTAAACGCATAGCCATAGTATGAGCATTAGTATCTGCGCTGAAGTAAAGTGTTGGCAGTTTAGTTCTGGCTGCAATTGCTAATGCAATTGATGATTTGCCTGCACCTGGTGTGCCTGCTATGACCGTTACTTCTGCTCTGCGTAGTATGATGCCTGCTCTTTCAAATGCCTGGAAAGCAGGGGGCAATGGTTCGCCCCCCACCTCGGCTTTTTTAATTGAGCGCTTAAGTGTTTTCACTTAACCTGGTCTGGAACGAATGTGTTCCAGGCTGAGTCGCTGGTTTTTAGATAAACATTTTTACATTTATCAAATGCACCTTTTGGTGCTGGGCAGAAATAACCACGATACATAGAACCATCTTTACCTGTTCCTTGTATTGCTGTCATCTTTCCATGTGGACAATTGCGTCCACCAAGCGTAGTAGTTGAGTTATCTATTGGACTGATACTAGCGCCTAGTGCTGATGCAACTTGTCCCACTGTCATGGGTGTTGGTATTGCGCCACGGATTGCTTTCTCAAGTTCCATTGTGGCTGATGTGATTGCATCTAATCCTTCAGCAACTATTGTATCTAGTTCTGTTCCGTTTTCTGCACGGACTGTTACTAAACTACCTGCTGCTGTTTTGATTGTGATGCTGATTGGTGCTTCTGAGTGAGACACTATTTGTTCTCCTGTTCGAACGGATAGGATAGACCTTTTTGGTCTCTCCATTTTCTTGCTTTCATTGCGAATTGTAAACCTTTAAAGCCTTCATTGATGTTAACCCACATTAACTTACATGTACCTGTTCCTGCAGGTAAATGTATAATGATTGCTTTATCTTTGTTTACTTCTCCCCAACTGCCACGGGTTGCCGTAGCCGCATCATACGGCAAGCCGTTGGCGTATATAGCCAACTGTATTGCTATGTTATTAGGATGGTCTACTCGACCTGTCTTAATATCTGCAATAAATAACTCACCGTTATACTCAACAATTCTGTCTGGTGTGCCAGCAATTTTAAATTTATCTAACACACTAAACTGTTCTATGAATTTCTTGTTGAGAATCTTAGTTGCTTGTTCATATGCTTTGATATCTGGTGCCCATTGTGGTGGTATGATACCTAAGTTCTGTCCTAAATCTAATCGTTCTGCAAATGAATGTATGGCTGTACCTATATTGGCTGCCTTGTTTGCACCTGCTACTTCCATAGCATCTTCAATCAAAGAGTTGACTGCCATCTTATCTTCTTGTGCTGCTGTAATGGATAACAATATATCTGGGCGTGTAGTTAAACCTATTGCTGCCATCCGCATTTTCCAGGCTACCAATGCTGATGCATCATCTAATGAATTAGCAATAGTTGTTGCTCTTGTATAGGCAACTGGCTTACCACCTGATGGTGGAACTACTAGTGGTCTACCGTATCTATCTCTATCTATTTCTACTCTGGCCATTGTTCTCCTTTATGAGTCGCCCCTGAGAAAGGAGATAGCCGAAACCAGGGGCACTCAAGATTAGTATATCACATACTAGGATTCAGCATGTACCGACTCTACGGTAATGTCGTCTACCCACATGTCACCATCTTCAGTAAAGTTAACATCAATATTATCTTTGATGATATCTTCTACTGCTTCTTGGTTAGGACCTTCTATACCTGTAATCGTGGCTGTGATAGTTACTGTTGCTGACCATGATTTAGTTAGTTCTTCACTACCTATGTTTACGAGTAGGTTATTGACATCATCTACTTCGCATACAATTTCATAGTTATCTGTTTCATATCTAGCCTGAAAGAATTCTCGAACATCAAACCTAGCACTCTTCAACTTGCGTTCAATCTGTGCTAGTTCTATCTTTATAGAATTAACTGATTGTACTAATTCAATCAGACCTTTTTCTGTATATACATGGGCTGTTCCATCTACTTCTACTAGTACTGATGGCCCATCTATATCATTCTTGTATTCCATTTCTATCTCCTATTCTTGTAGTAACCACGGGTCTAAGTGGTAACCTTCCACAATGGCGTGGGCAGGCGCTGAACTCTGGCCACGCCAGAGAACTCCACTTGGTAGTTCTATCATTCTATTATAACATTCTTCATTACACGCTTCAATAGCGTATATACAAGGTTGCACCATAGATACTGGAACCATTGGATAATGGTTGTGTCGTAGGTGTAGTTTAATTTGGTATTCTAAATCTGTATCAGAACTGGCTAGTTCTGTAGCAAAAGTTCTACCCATTATCTTACCTTGATTGATGTCTGTGGATGAGTAGCACCTTCTGCTTTATCACAATCATCACACCAATATCCATATAGTCCATTGGCAAATAATGATTCTGATACTACTCTTTTTTCTTTTCTACATACATTACATTCTTTAATCATTAGACACCTAGCAATTCTAATGCTTTGGTCTTGATGTTATCACTAGCACCAGACATAGCACGCAATGCTAGGTTCTTACCCTTTGCATTGTAGTCAGCCCATTCTATAACTGCTTGCCACATACCAAATTCTGTGTTGCGTATGTTCTCCTGTGTTGGAGAGGCAGCATAGATATTGAATGCTGTTTCTCTGGCTTGCATTGCACGAGTATATTGTTTCTTTTCACCTGTAGATAGTAAGTCATATCTAACTTCTTCTATCTTAGTTGGTAGTGGGAACACACGCTTGAAGTAATTCTTTGCGTGCTCGTGGCTTGCTTCTCTGGCCAGTAATGTATCTGCTAGTGCTGTGTAATCAGTAGCCATATCATAACTTAACTTAATGATATTACTAATCTCTGATACTGATAGTACTGCATTAGTTGTATGGCTTAACTGATAAGTATACTTGTTCTTACCTTTGTATATCTTATTGATTTGATTCATACAAAACAAACGCTCAATGATTGGCCTGATGATTACTGAACTACTACCATCGTGGCTAGTCTTGGCTAGTAAGAATGCAGCATGTGGGTCGTCGGCAATAGTCATTTGTAATGGCATCTCCATTAACATCCAGACTTTACCACCACCATCATACTCACCTGCTGCTGCATATCTCATACCACCAGAATCAATTAAACTATCTAGTGCTCCAAAGATTTCAGCATTTTGAAATACTTTATAGCGATTACCAACTACACCTATTGCTGATGTCTCACCAAATGGTGTGGTTTTAATAACTGCTTTCTTGTTTTCTACTGGTATACGATTAACTGTATCGCTACCTGGAACTACATAGTTTGCTTCTATGTCGTGTAAAGATACTGACCAGTCTAGTCCTGCTTGACTGGCTACCTCGCTGGCTGATGTAGCCTCTACTGCTACACCTGCTTTATGCCACGCTGCTTTGCGTGCTGTTCCATGTATAGTATTAGTCGTCATTGCTATCTCCATTATCTATTTCATATATAGTATCAACTACTTTTGGATGTAAATGTTCTGCCATTTTTCTTAACTCAGATGGTGGCCATTCTGCATCAAACACTTGGCGTAATAATTGAGCCAAAGAATAATTTGGTTTAGCATCAAGAATTTTATTAAGAAATTCTGATGCTTGTTCTCTTTCATCTATTTGATATAAGAATCCACAAAATATTGTGGCTAATGGAATTGCTTTTTCTTTTACAATTACATTACCAAGTAGTTGTATGTATTCACCTACAAATTCTAGGTCTGTTTCTAATTGAACTCCCATTAGAAAGTCACGGATTTGTAGGTTCTCATTAGTAGCAATGGCTACTTCTGCTATGTGTTGGGCTGATGGTATAACTCCATCTGCTAACTCATCAATTGCTACACGAATATCCTCAACGATACGGACATTTACATCACGGTCATTAGGATTGTATCTACCTTCTTGATTAATCAACTCGGACTTTACTTCTTCACGAAGTGTATCCACTATGTTGCTGTCTATCACTTTATCTCCTTTGTTAGGGAGGGCGCTGCGCCCCTGTTGGCGGGCGCCCGACTTGCTTACAAGTATTGGGCTATTGAATTGTAGGTAGATGTTGATACTGTTTCATCATTAGTAAGTTTAAGAATACGAAGTGCATTCTCAATCTCATCTACTGTGTCTTTGTATGTATGTGCAGCCATGACTTGATATGTACGCTCAGGTTCTTTAGGAAAATCTTTTTCACTTACACTTAAATCAAAGTCAACATTAAGTGTTGATGCCCAACCACGGTAATTGGTGCGTAGATTTTCAGCCTTTGCTACATTATCCATAGCAAATTTTATAACTTCTTTTCTCCATTTGTCCATAGATTTTTGGTACTTGGCTTCAAGTTCATCTTGTATTTTATATTCAGCCTTGATAACTGTTAGTCTATCCTCTAATGCTTTGATTACCTTGGCTGTAGGTATCTTTACATTAATTGTCCTGCCATTTCCTCTTGCCATTGTATCTCCTTTGTTAGTTGGTTGTTTAGTACCATCCTTTTGCTCGCCAATGTGCCCAAGCAATTGATGGTTTCTCGTAGCGATGTTGGATATACACCAGTCCCCGCTCAATCTGAAGCGGGGCTGGTGTTCCTGGTTTAGTATTTAATACTTGTGCTATGCCATACGCAGTAGACTTGGGGTTATCTGCAGTATGTTTCCAGCCTGATTCTTTACCCCAAAGTTTTGCAAGGGCTGACCATTCAGACCTGTTCCAGTGTGGGTACTCCCACTTTAGTAAGGCTTTGGTGTATGCCTTTGCCATTCGTGGTGTCCAACTGTAGTTCTCTATGCAATTGTTTTGTATCTGTGTGGCTACTGCTGCTGCCAATGATGGACTTGGTAAGAATGGCGTTGATAAGAACGCCATTAACCAACTCAGATATTTTGCTAATAATTTCTTCATGTGATAATCCTCCATACGATATATCCAAAGAGTAAGAGGAATGTCCAGGTTTGTGATGGCGTAAGGTATGCATTTGCAAATAATTGTTCAATCATTTCACCCTAACAATCTCTTGGCTGTGTTTAATACCTGTGTCAAATTCTAGCACTGTCCATTCTTCTGGGTCTTCAAGTGCCTCATCACCTGCTGTGTCTACATTTACATGTGTAGTTCGGCGCCTAACTTTTGCCATAATCCACACGGTATGCTCCCATACTGGTGTATCTTCTTCAAGCATTGGATTCCTCCTCGTTTTTTAGCAGGTCATTTAGAGTTGGTTCTGGGGCTACCCATATTCTATCTGCAACTAGTAGTTCATCATATACATCTAATAGGTCAAGCATAGCAAGGGCAAATGCTTCTTTAATTTTTAATAGTTCTTCACGGCTACGCATTGGTTTCTCTCCTAGTTCTGTTGTAGTTGTTTCTAGTTAAGCGTTCAATGTGCTGGTCTTGTAGTCTGATTATATAGAAACAATAGCCCAATGTAAATAGGCTTGCGGTTAGGGCTATCATAATACCTATCATTGTTCCTGTGTCTAGATACATTATTTGTTTTCCTTTGTTGTTTCTTGATGTTCTGCTTCCCACTGTAACCAGGTAGTTAGTTCTTCTGGTGTTAGGTCCCTACTCATGCTATCTCCTGTTCGACTCGTAGTTATCCAATGAACCTACTTTGCGGTCCCATTAAATAAAAAAAATTTTGGTGGCAAGGTGAGGCACTAACCCCACCTTGCCTGTTGTTATACTATCTTGTAGTTAAATGGTATGCCACACCATGAATATGTCGTGATAGACACTTCACAATTTAGGCAGCCCATATACCTATTGATTTGATAATGGCATTTGTTACATACCATTGCCCATGATGGAAGAGTTAGATAAGCGGTTAACTCATCTGGCTCAAACATAGGGAAGACATGTTTGCCTAGGAATAACCAACTAGGAAGACGATTAGTTATATCATATATACCTTCTAGGTATTCGCCATCACGGTTAGTCCATTGGTGGCTGAACCCCTTCTCATCAGGTATATCTATAGATAGAGCAGGTTCTGACTCCTGCTCACATCTATTAATCTCTTGAAGGTTTAGTGCTGATTCGCAACTAGAACCTTCTTGTTGTAGATTACATTCTACGCAATACTCCTCACGAGAATCCAACTGAGTGGCTGGATTCTCATGGGAGCATGAGAAAGACTGCGTAGAAGATGACAAAGCAAATGATGTCATCTGCTGGTTGTTAAGCCAGAGTGAGTTCTGTGACTACTAGGTTGTCATACCAAGTGCCAGGTTTTTTGCCAGCCTTGGTTTCCATGTAACCACGGATGTTAACCACTGCGTCTTGAGTATCCACAAGATTTTTGCGGATAAACTCAAGGTGGTCAGGGTTAGCAGTAGTGACGATGCGTGAAGCAACAAAGACGGATTGGTAGGAACCGTCAGGTTGAGCAACTGCGCGGGTATCAAGGATACCAAGGTTGAAACGGGACTTGTTATCCCAAACCTTGTTAACCTTAACATTCTCAAATGAGAATGAGTTCATGATGTTATCTCCTTTACACTAAGGGACTTTTCCCCTAGCAATCAGCGCAGGGGAAAATCCCATGCGGTAACCAGAATTTTTCTGATTACAAAAACCAGACACATCTGCCAGAAGGGAATTGTCAAGCAGCCTTTCCGCTTGACAAGGAATGAATGGCTGACACAAAACTAAATTATCTGAGGCGCCAGAAGTAGGGGCACTGCGCCGAAGACTGTAGTCCTACCAGCACGCTTCTATTCAGTATAGTAGGTAACGGCAGCAGACTATGGGTCAACTCGTATTGACCCCAGGATGTTTAATGGAGAGTAGAAGCAGTATATGTATCTCTGTAAAAGATTTTCCCGTACAGTGTTCACAGTCCTTTGCTATACCAGTATGTCCTATTTTGTACTATTTTTGGGCAGACTATAAAAAATAGTTGGGCCAAAAACGTCCGTTTTGGCCATTTGGACAGGTTAATACTATATAGAGGCTGTTTTATTTTTTACAGTAGCAAGTTCTTCAGGAACTTGCGTTACAGACTGTATCTACTACCTGTTACTAACAGACTGTAACAGAATGAAAACGGGACAGGACTAATGACTTTTAACAAGGGTACTACTAACCCAAAAACCGTAGCAATGGCAGGAGCAAAGGCTAAAGTTTTAGCCCTCGTGGCCGAAGGCCACTCTGTCCACAAGGCTATGGAGATGTGCGGGAAGAAGCCCGACACCGTCCGAATCTGGTGCCTACGAGATAAAAAGTTTGCCGCCGATTTAGCCGAGGCTAAGGAGACCGCAAAGGATGCTTCCCTTGCCTCACTGGGTATCCCAAAAGAGGAAATAGACTTTCCTAAGTTCTCCGAGATATTTTTACAACAGAGGGTATTCCCTCACCATATGGATTGGATTGACCTACTAGAGGGTAGGGAGCCTACTTGGCTCCACCCTAGTATGGTTTACGAAAAGGCTGACCCAACACGTCTGCTAATTAACGTGCCACCTGAGCACGCCAAGAGCACAGTCATCACCGTAAACTACTCCACATATCGTATCGCCCTCAATCCAAATGTCCGCATCATTGTGGTTTCTAAAACGTTAATCAAAGCACGCGAGTTCGTGTACGCAATCAAGCAGAGACTCTCCCACCCAAGATGGTTAAAGTTGCAAACAACTTTTGGACCAGAGGGGGGTTGGAAGGAAGACTCAGATACTTGGCGAGTTGATACCGTTTACCTTGGGGGCGATGCCCGAAATTCAAGCGAGAAAGACCCAACCATCCAAGCACTTGGTATGGGTGGACAGATTTATGGTGCACGTGCTGACCTCATCATTCTTGATGACTGCATTACTACAGCCAACGCACACGAGTTTGATAAACAAATCAACTGGCTACAAAAAGAAGTTATTACCCGCTTGGGTAAAAATGGTAAGTTACTAATCGTAGGGACACGAATTGCTCCGCAAGATTTTTACAAAGAACTCAGGGAAGCCAAACACTGGTCTGGTGGTAAAAGCCCTTTTACTTATATGGGTATGCCTGCTGTATTGGAATATGCGGAAAGCACGAAAGACTGGAAAACGCTCTGGCCTAAGTCGGATACTCCCTGGGATGGGGATTCTGATGTTCCTGACGAAGAAGGATTCTTCCCGAAATGGGACGGCAAAGCATTAGCAAGAAGACGTAGTGAGGTAACACCATCAACATGGGCGTTGGTGTACCAACAAGAAGATGTTTCTGAAGATAATATATTTCCTCCAGCGATTGTCCAAGGTTGTATTAATGGACAACGCAAACGCGGCCCGCTGAAAGCGGGTGCCGTGGGACATCCCCAGCACATTGAGGGGTATACAATAATAGGGTTTGACCCCGCAATGGGCGGGAATGCCGCGTTTGTGGTGACTACCTATAACAGACGTGATAGCAGAATATATGTTCTTGACTGTGTCAATATGGCAGACCCAACACCACAGAAGATTCAAGAAGCCATTGAGCAATTGGTTGATAAATATAAACCACAAGAACTACGAGTTGAGATTAACGCTCACCAAAAGGCTTACTCATTAGATGATGATTTAAGAAATTGGCTTGCAGCGTATGGGTGTAGATTAGAGTCTCACTTTACTGGCAAGAACAAATGGGATTCTAACTTTGGTGTAGCAGGTATGTCTATGCTAATGGGAACTTTAAGAGATGATAAGTTCCAAAAGAATAACGTTATTGAGTTTCCTTCTACGGAACACTCAGAGGGTCTGAAGGCACTAGTCCAACAGTTAATAACTTGGAAGCCTAATACCCGTGGTAAGACTGACTGTGTTATGGCGTTGTGGTTTACCGTGCTTAGAGCAAGGGAATTTATGCAACAGTCCAGCACTATAAGCAGATATGCCAATAACCGCTGGGCAACCAGAGCGCAGAAGGATAGAAGATTCTCAGTTAATTTAGACGAAGCCTTTGCAGAGCAATGGCAAGACATATACGGATAAGGACAAGATATGCCAAACCCAATCAAGGCTGTAAAGGCTGTTAGCAAACTTACTACTGGTAAAGCAAAGTCTATTAGAAAACGTGAAGTTGCAAAAAATAAAATGTCGCCACAATTGACATCAACAAAAGCCAAGTTAGCAAAAGCAACATCTAATAAAAAAATTAATAAAGCAGGAGCAAGCGCTGGTAATGATTTTAAAAATATGCGTAAAGATTTTGCTAAAGTTGCAAAAAAACAAGGTAAAGCAATTAATCCAAAATCTAATTTTCCTTGGTATGCAAATGACCTTCCTAAAGTTCCAGTAAAGAAACGTAGCAAATAATGGCTAAGTCTAAGAAGATGAATCTTGGTCCTACCAAGAAAGTAAAATCAGTAAAAGGTGTTGGAGTAGTTAGTGATTTATTTATTCCTAAGACTCCTGCTGATGCTGCTTTGTATGCAGTTCCTTATGGTAAGGCTGCCCGTGCAGTAGGTGGTATTGCTAAAAAGGGTGCAAGGTTTGTAGGTAAGACTTACAGAAACATGGGTAGATAATGGCTGTTTCAAAGATTGCAAAGATTATTGCTAAGAAACGTGCTGCTGATATTGCTAAGAAAAAAGTAGCAAAGATACCTGCAGGTCAAGCCCGTAAAGTTGCTAGAGAAGAAATGCGTGGAAGTAAAAGTACTGGTAGAAAAATTTCTAAAAGAACTGGTCTTTCTCAATATGAAAAATCAATGGTTCAACAAAAGTTTCCAGTTGAAAGAAGAGAGCGTGGTCGCTCTATTAAACCAAAAGATGTTATCTTTGGTAGAGTAGTTGCAAAAGAAGAAATGCGTAGAGGACTATCAAATCCTCCTACTAGCCGTGGTACATCAAAGCGTGGCCCAGTTCAATTAACTCGTGGTTCTTCAATTGCTAAGCGTTCAGAGGTTGAAGAAGTAGCAGCAAAGCGTTTAGCAAAGCAAGAAAGAAGACAAAAGTTAGAGGGCATGCTTAAGAAGATGGACCCTGCTGACAGAAAACGTTTTGAAGCAAGAGCGCAAGTTAAAAGAGCAATGCGTGAAGAGGCTGCTGGTAAAACTAAATACGGTATGGACATAAAGTCTCCTCGTGAAAGAATGGACGAAAAAGTTGTTGAACGTGCCAAAGAACTTACCGCTCAAGAAAGAAATGAAATATCTAAAAAACAAGCGTTAGAGTTTGCACAACGTAAAGAATCAGATAGACGTGCCGCAGAAGGTCTTAAGGCAAGAGATAAAATGATTAGAAATAAAATGAAAAATATGTCACCAGACCAAAAACGTAGATATTTAAATTATCTTAAGGAAAGTGGTTGGTAATGCCTAATCCTAAAAAAGTAATTAAAGTTATCAAGACCGCTAAAAAGGCTGCAAAGAAAAAAGAAACACCTAAACAAAAAACTTATAAAATTCGTGGTGCCCTTGCTAAGAGAGATAGAGAATTAGAGGCAGGTGACGGTGGAGGTAAAGCATCTCCTGAGTTTATTGCTAAGTTAAGAAGACAAACGTTTCCTCATTTATACGAATAAGGGTAGGTAGATAATTGTTAAGTATTGAGCAAATTTCAGCGAGAGTTGATTCTCTTAAACACCGTGCTGCTGACAAAGATGCTAGAGCACAAGATGTACTTGCTGTCCGTAAAGGCAAGATTGCATCTGTATATCCAGAGTTTTTTCCAGAGGGTGTAGATGCAAACGTAGTTGCTAACTTTATTGACATTGTTGCTCGTGACTTGTCAGAGGTTATGGCACCACTACCTGCAGTCAATTGTTCTGCTGCTAATCAAGTTAGTGACCGTGCTCGTTCTTTTGCTGACAAGCGCACTCGTATTGCTTCTAACTATTTTGCTCATTCAGATTTACAAGTACAGATGTACACAGGTGCAGACCACTACATCACATTCGGTTTCGTCCCATTCATAATTGAATTAGACGAAGAGGCTGGGCTGCCGCGTATTCGAGTAGAAAGTCCAATTGGGGCTTACCCAGAGTTTGACCGCTACGGACGCTGCATTGCCTTCGCTAAAAGATATGAACTATCAATTGCTGAGTTGGTATCTCAATTCCCAGAGTACGAAATGGAACTTTTGGGTAGAGAAGGATATCGACAAGATTTAAATGCAAGGGTTGACTTTGTTCGTTATTACGATAAAGACCAATCTTTAATTTATGTTCCTAGCCGTAATAACCTAGTTCTTTCACAAGCGGTTAATCCACTTGGAAAGATGATGGTTGTTGTTGCTAGACGACCAAGCGTTGATGGTGAAATGCGTGGACAATTTGATGACGTCCTAGGTATCCAACTGCTTCGTAATAGGTTCGCATTACTTGCGATGGAAGCAGCAGAGAAATCTGTTCAATCACCAATTGTTGTTCCGCAAGATGTTCAAGAAATGGAATTTGGTGGCGATGCTGTTATCCGCACTACCAATCCAGCAGGTGTACGCCGTGTAGAACTACCTATACCTAGTGGTGCATTTACTGAACAAACATTACTACAACAAGAGTTAAGAACTGGAACTCGTTATCCAGAGTCACGTACTGGTAATCTTGATGCAAGCATTATTACTGGTCAAGGCGTTCAAGCCCTTATGGGTGGCTTTGATACACAAGTTAAATCTGCTCAGGCTATCTTTGCCTCAGCACTTAAAGATGTTATATCAATCTGCTTTGAAGTAGATGAAATATTCTTTGACTTTGAAAAGACAGTTCGTGGTGTAGATGCTGGTTCTCCTTACAGCATTGATTACAAACCATCAAAAGATATTAAGAATGATTACTCAGCCGATGTCCGTTATGGCATGCTTGCTGGTCTTAATCCAGCACAGGGACTTATCTTTATGCTACAGGCATTAGGCGCTAAGATTATTTCTAAAGATATGGTTATGCGTGAACTACCATTTGGTATTAACGTAACTCAAGAACAAGAAAAGATTGAGATTGAAGAAATGCGTAACTCATTACTGGGTGCGCTAGGGGCATATACTCAAGCAATACCTCAAATGGCTACACAGGGAATGGACCCATCTGATATCATTATGAAAATTTCAGATGTAATTAAAGCCCGTCAAAAGGGAGTAGCACTTGAGGATGCAGTTGAAGAAATCTTCAAGCCTGAAGAATTACCTCCTGCTGGCGCTCCTCAGGTTGAGCAAATGTCCCCTGCTCCCGTTGCTCCAGTAGGAGGCATCTCATCACCAGAGCAAGGCGGCGGACTACAAAGTCTTCTATCTAGTTTAACCTCTGGTGGACAGGCTAGTGCAAGTGCAAGGACAGTTGTAAGAAGATAAGTTAGAAGGGGACTATGACTGCCATTGTAGGTATTCAAGGAAAAGGCTGGGCTGTTTTAGGCGCAGACTCAATGACTACATATACAGACAAACCATATGTAGCCAAAGGCTGTGAAAAGATAGTCAAGGTTAATGAGTATTTAGTTGCAGTAGCAGGTGATGCTATAGCAGGAGATATTCTTAATAACTTATGGCAACCACCTAAAGTAATTAAAACGCAAGACCCAGATAGATTTATGATGATTAGAGTATTACCATCTATAAAACAAACTCTAACTGAAGCAGGTTATGACCCAGCACCTAAGAATAAAAATGATGATGATTCTGGATGGGATGCATTAATCTGTTTTAATGGAAAGTTATATCAAGTAAGTGATGATTATGGATTTATGCGGGACGATAAAGGTTTGTATGGAATTGGTGCAGGTGGGTCTTTAGCCCTTGGTGCACTAGCAGCAATGGAATCAGAAACAAGGACACACGCCAAAGCATCAAGCGCTGCTAAGAAAGCAGTTAATATAGCAATCCAATATAATGTTTGGTGTGGTGGAACAGTTAATGTCAAAACACAATTTACTAAGTAGGAGGAAGTGTGGCACAACAAGGTGGATATAGAAAGCCGACTAACCCAGCCCCAGTATCAGGCCCTGGCTCTCTTAGTCAACGCACTGATGGGGGTCCAACACAACCTGCAACCTACATCCCAGGATTACCATACGGACAGGGACAAGAAACCTACAGTAACCAAGTAGCAGCACCTATGGCTGGTAATCCAATTCCACAAATAGAAATGCCAACACCATTAATGGCGCCTACTGCACGTCCTAACGAACCTATTACTACTGGAGTTGATATAGGAGATGGACCTGGTTCAGAAGTAAAGCCAGCACTACCTAATCCTTCATATACAATCCAAGAAGTAATTAGAAATTTAATCCCATACGACCCATCTGGTGATGCTGAATTAATATATAGAAGTTTACTTGACGAAGGGTACTAATGGCATATCGTCTTAACCCAATAGTAGCCAAGGCTAGTCCAAACCTTTATGCTGCTGCTAAAGCCGCAAATATTCCTATGGAACAAGGAACCCAACTAGAGCAATTTGGTTGGACTGTTGATAAAAACAAAAAACTAAATCAATTACCTATTGATGTTGCTCGTAAAGAATTTAATGATTTAGACCCTAGTGCTCAAGAAAAATTAAAGTTTTTATTTCCAGAAGCAGATTATCAGTTGCCAGAGCCAGGTGCTAGCAATTATGTTACTGGTGCATTAAAAACTGGATTTACAGTTCTTAAGAGTCCGTTAGTTTTATTGTTTAAGGCAGCAGGTGTTTTCAATAGAGCAATTAATACACCATACCTACTAGCCCGTCAGGCTGCACAAGGCGAAGGTTTATTTACTAAAGAGTCATTTAGTGATGCTTGGGATGGCCGTAGAGTTTATGACCAAGGAGCACTTAATCAGGCTGCAGATTACTTTGGTGTTGAAAAAGTAGAGATAGCAAAAGGTTTAATTGCTGGTAAAAAGCCAGGAGAAATTATTGCTGCTAGTGGTGCAGTAAATCCAAAATTACTAGAAGCCCTAGAAGAAGCATATAATAATCCAGAATCATTCCAACAGGTAATGGATGGCGTTAAGAATGCACAGGTATCTCCAGGTAGAGATATTAGCCGTGCTACTGGCATAAAAGGTATTTCTGGTCCTATAGATTTTATATATCAAGTTGCAGTTGACCCATTAACTTGGGTTACTGGCGGAGCCACTGCTGCTCTTAAAGCCAGAGTATTTGGTTTACAAAATCAAACTGGTACTCAAATGCGTAAGACTATTGAGCAGTTTGGTGTTGCTGGAGTAAGAGATATATTCCGTGATAACAAAGATGTAGTTAAGTTATGGGATGACCAACTAGGTCCTGCAATTAAGAAACTTAATGATGAAGCAGATGAGATTGCTAAAATTGGAATACGTAACGATATTAAAAGACGTTTTCCTGGGTACAACAATGATGAGGCTATTGACTTCTTAGAAAGAAACAATGTTGTCAACGCTAGCCGTGCTCAGACAGTTTTTACAAATGTTGATAATCTATCTATGTTTATGGCTGGTAGAGTTGAGGGTGCTCAGTTCTTCCGTAATGGTATAGCAACTGCAAGAAACCAACGTAGATTAACTTATGGTGCACAAAAGGCTTTAAGTAACTTTTTAAATCCTAAATCTGGTACAACTAAAGAGGTTGCTAAATCAGTTGAGGAAATATCAAAGGCACTTGTTAAGGCAGGTTCAACCCGTGAGGCTGAATTAATAGGTCCAGAAATATTAGACTTTACAAAATTTACCCGTAAAAACCTTAAAGAAAAAGTTTCTCTTCTTTTAGCACGTACTCCACAAAATAAAGAGATTAAACTTAATGTTACTGATAGAAATCAATCTATAAAGAGTGCGGATATCTTCAGAGATACAGCACGTCAAGTATTACCTAAAGATTTATCAGAGGCTTTAACTGTTAAGTTTATTAACTCTGATGCAAATGACCAAGTTGCTATGCTTCGTAGCCTTGATATTGCAATTATGCAACGTTTGGGTATAGAAGGCATAGAAAAGGGTAGAGATTATATAAGAAAAACCCTTGAAGAAAAGTATGGTTCTTCAGTTGGTGTAGCAGTTACTGAAAAACTAGATGTTCCTATAGGTTTTGAAAATGTTGTATCCAAGGCTGGTACTAAACTAGAAGGCGATGCAATAAAATTTGATTCACAAGGTATTATTCACCCATTCCAAGAGCGTGGTGCAATATCTACCCTTGATTATCAACAGTTAGCACAACTTTCTTACGAAGCAAATAGAGGAAAGATAGTTTCTGCTATGTTTGGTGGCGCTACTCAAAGCGCCCAAGCAACTGCACTTGTTAATTTCTGGTCTTTGTTTACACTTTTCCCACGTTTGGGTATACGAAGCAGTATTGATGAAGGTTTTATTTACTATCTGACAGCACCTGCTAAAGATTTATTCCAATACTTAGACCGTAAAGGTCATAGAATGGGTAGAATTGCTGCTGCATACTCTGGTTCTAAGAGTGCTGAGCAGTTAAGAGTTAAAATTGCTAGAGCATTGGGTAGAAAAACCCCTGCTGATATGTATGATAAAGATGCAAGGCTAGCAATAATCAGAGATTATGCTGAAAAAATTGGTAAAGAGCCAGAAGATTTAACATCCTTTGAGCGTAAGTTTGCTCAGGCTGAGCACATTACTCAAGCAATGAATAAAAAAGGTTTATTGGGTAAACTAAATGAGACTGAAGCACAGTTTTTAATTCAAGCATTAACCTTAAACTCACAATATCTAACAGCAGGTACTAGGTCTATTGCTGCAGGAGCAAGCCTTGTTGGCCGTCAGTCAACTGAAGTAACTGAACAGTTAGTTGATATGAGTAATCTCGATGTAGCCTATGGTCTTTTCCCAGAGATAGCCCAAGGTAAAAAGGGCCAAAGAGTAGACACAGAAAAGTTGGCTTCACTTCAAGCCCTTGCTGGTCGTGGTGTTTCCTTGGTTCACTTTGAAAACTTTATCCAACGTTTTTCTGGCAATACTAGAAAAATTAAAGGTATTGGCGAAAACTATAAATTTAATCCAGTTGCTGCATTTGTATTAAGTAAAGGTCTAAGAACAGAACGTGACTTTGCTGGTGCTAAAACTTACCTATTAGAAAATGTAGGTCTAAGAAAGAATACAGACCTATTAGGTAGATTTGATGAGGATGTAATACCTACATTAGGTGTAAAAATTACACACTCAGTCAAAGACCCAGAAGCATTAAAAGACTTTTTAAATATGACATCCCATACTAGTGCTTTGCGTTTGCAAGGACTGGATGATATGGAGATTGCTGAAGTCTTAATTGACCGTGTTCTATTAGATATGCGTCAGACTTTCCATGGTAGTGCACAAGGATTTAACGAAGCGTTATTCAATAGGTTAAAATCTGGATATGATGATTTAGTGAGAGAAGAACTAGATACTGGAAACACAATATCTAATAAGGCTCAAAAAGCAGCACAAAAAATAACCTTTGAAGAGTTTGAAGAATTAACTAAAGGCTATCAACCTAAGGGTAAATTGTTTACTACTATTGAAGCCCCAGGTATTTCCGATATGGAAACTGCTTATGCAAAACTAGGCAACGGCATGATGGAATTAATGGATAACCAAGTAACAGGTATTCTACGTCAGCCAGTAGTAATGATTAAGTATCTAGATATCCGTAAAAAATATGATGTTTTAGAGAAACAAATGGCTACAAAACTCTATCTAGATAAACTAAAAGAGTATCAAGATGAGGGTAAAGTTATTGGTGATAAGGTTAAATCAGCCATCTTGGAGGATACAGCCCAGCATGCTCAGAAACTTGTAACAGAAATATCTGTTCAAGAAGCAGCAGATTCTGTATTAAAGTTTGTTGATAACCCTAATGTTAGAACTAACTTTGCTGTATCAGTGCGTAATACTGGTCGTTACTACCGTGCTACTGAAGATTTTTGGCGCAGAATTTATCGCCTAAAGGATATAGCACCTAGAGTGGTATACCGTATGCGGTTAATGCATCTTGGTTTAGATGCTGCTGGTGGCGTATACAAAGATAATAATGGCGAACCATATATTATGATGCCAACAGACAACGTTATATTTGGCGTTGTAGATGCCACAGTTCGTGCTTTAGGACCAGGTGAGCAGAGTTTTAAACAGCCAAAGTTTAATGAGTTTACATTTAAACTAACCTTGGCTAACCCTTCATTCAGCCCTGATGCTGGTATGCCTACACTATCTGGACCTATTGGTGCACTTAGCGTGCTAACTATGAAGTCTTTACTAGGTAAAGTACCGCCAACAAAGGAGTTATCAGAAGAATTAGATAACTACGCCTTGGGTGATATAGGCGATGGTATGAATGTAATACGTGCTTTAGTACCTTCGTCATTACAAAAACTATATTCAATAGTACCTAAAGATGAAAAGGATAGGCAAGAATCAACTGCTGCAATGCAGGCTATTGCCTACAATCAAGCCTTTAATACTGATGAACAGATGGCTAAGTACTTAGACCCTAATGCATCAGCAGAGGATAAGTATAACTATCTAAAGCAAATTAGAATATCTGCTCATAACGTAGTTGTAATGCGTAATATTATTGGTTTATTCTCACCAATTGCGCCTTCAATTCAAGAGAGTATTAGCGTTCCAGATTACCTAAAAGAGGTAGGCATAACAGGACTACGTCCAGAGTTTTATGACCTAGTAAATGCAGTAACTCAGAAATATAAGGGTGATGTTCAAGACCCATATGAGTTAGCAGTTGCTACATTCGTAGGTAAGAATCCAGGTAAGTTAATCTACACAGTTGCTCGTAATGAGAAGACTACTAATGTAGTTATTCAAAAGACTAAGGCTGTTAAGTCTTGGGCTATACAAAATGAAACTAATGTTAAGAAGTATGGTGAGGCAGCCTGGATATTTGCACCACATGTAGGAGAGTTTGATGCCCCTACCTATGCCTATCTAGAGGCAGCAGGACTGCTTGAAAACAAATCTTTAGATAGATACTACCAAGATGTATTAGTAGCAAAAGATAAACAAGCCTACTACGATATTGCTAAAGAAGAAAAAGAGTTTTTAAAGTCAACACCTAGCATCAGTGCTCGTAGAGCAAAGATTGCTGATGCAACAAGACGGCGTTCTTTACTTAAGACTGCTAATCCATTACTAGAAGCAGCCCTTGTGGCTGGTGGTAATGAGGTAGCAACAGAACTAAATATGTTGTCTAACCTTGAAGAGATGATTAAAGACTCAAATATCAAGATGCCAGTTGGAACACGTCAAAGACTAGCAATGGTTACATCAAGAGTTCGTCAGTTTGTTTCTTTGGCTAATGATGCTTCAATCCGTGAAGCAGATAACTTTGCTGATATTAAAAGAAATTTCAGAGATGAAGTAGAAAACTTGATTGCAAGTTTAAGTGTTGGAGATGCTGTCCTAACAGAGGCAAGCAGAGCAATATTTAAATCAATTCTTGGTTACTACTCCCGTGATACTTATACCGCTAAAGCATATAAAGGATACTAATGGCTCAATTAACAGAACGTGAATTAAGAGATAAACGTAGAGGTCTTGAAGCATTAAACTCCCGTGATGCTAGTGATATGGACCTTCAGCGCCGAGTAATGGCTACTTGGAAAGACGATGATAGACCAAGTGCCGTTGAAAGATATAATGCAGCCAAGGCTAAATTAGATAAATTAGATAAACAAATTCAAACTCGTGTTACTGAAATTGAATCAATTGAAGAACAGTTAAATCAAATAAGTACTTCTAAGCAATCAGATAAAGACACTAAAGATGTTGCTGATTTAAAAAAGCAATTACAATTTGCTATAGATACTAAAGATACAACTAGACAAACAGCGCTAAATACACAAATAAAAACCATAGAAGATAGACAAAAACTATCTGCAACTGGTGGTACTGCCACTGGTAGTGAACAATATGCTGGCGATAACGAGTTTGTAAAAGATGTTAACGCTAAAGGTTTATCAGTAACAGTCGACCCTGATAATGGTAACAGTTGGGTTAGTGGTGCTGAGGGCGATAGCCAAGTTCAACAGTATATCTACATAGGTGAAGAGAGTAGACCTACTGAAGTAGTGGGTGGTAAGTTAAGAAGAGGTGGTTCATCTACCCCTTATACTCCTTCTACATCAAACTTTGATGCACTAAGAAAAAGAATTATAGAAGATGCTATTAAGTCTCCTCGTGGTCTTAAAGGTTTATTTGATGACCTAAGAGGTGCTGGTCTTAGAATACCTAACAATGATTATAATAGACTAGATACTACTAGTGTTAGTTTTGGCCAAGCCTTGTCCTATGCTTTGCAAAAGCATACTAAGGCAATGGTAAATGATTTAGAAATTAATAAGAATATCCAACCAAAATCATTCTTTAAGTATGTTCAAGAAGATTTAAAAGATTCTGGCATTGGTGGCCCAGAGGTAGACTACGATGAGTATGTCACAAAAAGAGATGAAGCAGACTCTGACTTAAATAGATTCTTTATGGACTATTTAGGAAGAAATGCTTCAGATGCAGAATTAAATAAATACTATAAAGAACTAAGAGCATTAGAGAAAAAAAATGCTAGAGTTACTACTAAGAAGCCAACAGATTCTGGTGGTACATCTACAATAAGTACTGGTGAGTATCAGTTAGACCCTGAGGATATACTACAACTGCAACGTAAAATTGCAGGTAAAGCACTTGATGGTTCTGATATTGATACAATACTTAAGGGCGGTAAAGGTGCTGCTCAAGCAGTTAATAATACATTAGCCTATGCTAAGAAATATGGAGTAGCATTAAATAATAGCGATGCTTTAAAGTATGTATCTAGTTCATTAAAGAATAATGAAAAAGATACTAGGTCAATTCAAGCAAAGATACTTGCAGTATCTAAGGCTACCTATTCTAACCTATCAGATATTTTATCTGAGGATGTTGACCTAGATGATTTATCTGCTAATTATAAATATACAATGCGTCAGATTCTAGAAATACCTGAATCACAAATTGACACAATGAATCCAACAATTCAATTAGCCCTTAAAAATAATGGAAACAAAGGAGCAATGAACTTGACTGAATTTGAACGCGTCCTTAAAAAGGACCCACGTTGGGGTAATACTTCAAATGCTCTAGAGACTGCTGCTAGATATGCTAACGATATTCTTAAAAACTTTGGATTGATAGCATAATGTCTACTAAATCAAAAAGAGAACAAGCACAGGCACAAGAAGCGGCACGTCAAAAAAACTTAGAACGTGCTCAACAACAGCAAACTGTTGCTAGTCAAAAACTATCATCTGCTCAATCTGCTGCTAAAACTAAAACTGCACAAACTATATTTAATAAAGCATTGTCTGGCTTGCCTAGTAGTTATAATAAAAATACAGATGTTGCTAAGGGTATGGCAGCAATGTCTGCTAGATATGGTTTACAAGGTGCTGTCCTTAATGCTTATACTGGTTCCAATGTTGGATACAATATATCCGAACAAACTAAAGCGGAGCAAGCAGCCCTAGATGAAGCAAATCAATTAGTCTCTGGCTATAGTACTCCAATATCTATTCCAGAAGAAGATAAAGAATCAGATAAAGCAACTAGAAATGCTTTTGCTCTTCTTAAGAGTGTCTTTGCTCAATATGGTCTAGAAGAGTTGGGTGACACATTAGAACTTTTAATGAAAGAAGGTTATGAGCCAGAAGAAGCAAGTCTTGCTTTAAAGACTGACCCTAGGTATAACAAGCCATACATTACAAGATTTAAAGGAAATGAATTAAGACGTGCTGCTGGATTAAATGTATTAAGTGAGGCTGAATATCTAGCACTGGAAGATGATTACACAAGAACTCTTAAATCATATGGTCTTGAAAATTATTTTGGTACAACTAGAACTAACAAACAAGCAGCCATAGCAGATGTTATTGGTGCTGATGTATCTGCTCTTGAATTTACTGAAAGAGTATCTACTGCTGTAGATAGAGTTAAGATGGCTGACCCTGCTACTAAGAGTGCATTCCAACAATTCTACGGAATTGGTGAAGCAGACCTTGTTCAGTATTTCTTAGACCCTAAAAAGGCTTTAGTAAATCTTAAAGAGAAAGCAACTGCTGCTGAAATAGGTGGTGCTGCAATAGGTCAAGGATTACCTGCTACTACTACCTCTGCTGAAGACTTGGCTAGATTTGGTATTAGTAGACAACAAGCACAGGCTGGTTATGCAACCATTGCTGAAGAATTACCTACTGCTACTAAGTTAAGTCAGATTTATGATGAAGAAGGAATTACTTACGGACAAACAGAAGCAGAACAAGCAACCTTTAAAGGACTAGCATCTGCTAAGCGTAAGAAAGAACAATTGAAGGCTCGTGAAGAAGCAGCCTTCCAAGGTTCATCAGGTGTAGCACCTGCTGGATTAAAGACTACATACCTGCGTCAATCAAGTTCAGCAGGTTATTTCTAAATAGATTCCCTACACGGACCGACCAGCCCCGTGAGGTGTATAAGCCTGGGAGTAGAAGCCAGCCAGTTTCCCCGAACTGAACTGTGGTCTGCGAACTAATCAACGAATAGAAAGGGTGGTTGCTATGAGCAACAATTACTGGGAAGACGAAGACGAAGACCAAGATAACGATACACCTCTGCAAGGTGATGACTTAGTTAAGAAACTAAGAAAAGCCAAGCGTGCAGATGAAAAGCGTATCAAGGAACTTACTGAGCAACTTGAGGGTTTAACCAAGGTGCAGCGTGAGAGAGTCGTCAAGGAAGTCCTAGAAAAGAAAGGTGTAAACCTTAAAGCAGCAAGACTAGTACTAAAAGACTTAGATGATGTTAATGAAGATACAGTTTCTAACTGGCTCGAAGATAACGCAGATTTGTTTGGAATCAATGTTCCTGCTCAGTCCAATGCAGATAACGCATCCCTTGCGGCATTACGCCAGCAAGATGTAGTTACTCAAGGTGCAGTTACACCAGACCGTGAACAAGACTTTAACTCTAAGATTGACAATGCTCAATCTGCTGATGAGTTAATTGCCTTACTGCGGTCACAACAATAACAATTCCGTTCATAGTCACTTGGAGGTGACGAATGCCTACAGTAAATTATACAACCACAGGTTCATCCTCTCTTGGAGGAACCGCTGGTTCTGCTGGCTTAGTACAGAAGGCGTATGACCGTCTTCTAGAATTCGCTCTCCGTTCTGAACCACTAATTCGTTCAGTAGCAGATAAGCGTCCAGCAAGACAAGCAATCCCAGGCTCAACAGTTGTTTTACAACGCTATGTTGACCTTTCAACAGCAACATCACCATTGACAGAGACAGATGATGTCGATTCAGTGGCGCTGTCTACACCAACCTCAGTAACCATTACTCTTTCAGAGTACGGTAACTCAGTGTTGGTAACACGTG